AAAGTTGAGGATACGCTATTTGTATTCATAAATGATATCTTACAAATACCCGGTGAATCATATTCATTCCCCGGTGGAGCAACGATCACTTTTGATGAACCACCTAAAGCAGAAGATACTTTAAAAATATTATTCTATAGAGGAACAGGTGGTGCTGATGTTGTTGATAGAGATGTGATTCAAACAGTAAAAGTTGGTGATACTCTAACATTAGGTTATCATGACACTTTAGATCAAAAAGATTGGTTGCAAGAAAATGAAAGAAGTGTTGTTGAAATTACATCATCAAATTCTGTCGATACTAATGCGTATGATGGCCCCGGTGTTTTTGAGGATACTAGAGAAAAGAGACCTGTTAAATGGACAAAACAAACTGAAGATCTCTTTATTGAGGGTAAAATTGTAAGTAAGAGCCGTGAACTATACGATGGTAGAATATTCCCAACAACAAACTTTATTCAATCTGTTGGAATTGGATCTACTGTGGTGTATTTAAGTAATTTAAGACCATTCTTTAATCCTAAGAACGAGAATTTAGTTGCAACTGACTTCCAAAAAGACATCGTTATATTTAATAATGCTGAAAGAGTTGCTGCTGCTGCAACTGCAGTTGTGTCTGCTGCTGGAACAATCACATCAGTTGTAATATCTGATGGTGGTAAAGGATATACAAGTGCTCCAACTGTTACAATTCAAAATCCAGTTGGACTTGGAACAACTGCTCGTGCAGAGGCCACTGCGACCATCGCTAACGGTTCAGTTTCTGCTATCACGGTTGGTGTTCAATCTGGTATTGGATATACAGGAACTAACCCTCCTGTCGTTTTAATAGGTGCTCAACCAACCCTCACTGAATCTAATACTGTCGTATCATTTACCGGTGATAGTGGTGTAATCAGTGGTATCGCAATCACAACTGTTGGTGGCATTACACATCCTACAATTCAATTAGATTTGGTTATCCCATACGATTCAGATTTGAGAAACTCTAATATAACACAGGGTGGGACAAATGCGATTACAGAATCTGCTATAGCAGCTGGTGATTATTTTGTAATCAAGAACTCAAATGTTGGTTCTGCAAGATCTTCTATGGATTATGACGATGATAGTATCGTGGGTATCGGAACAACCTTTATAGATAATGTGTATCGTGTTGCTGCTGTATCAGGTGTCACAACTGATGCTGTGGGATTTGGGCAAACTGGTTTAACAAGAGTTATTGTTAGTATTGCAAATACTGCTGGACTTGTCGGACTTGCGAATAGCACATACTATGGTGACTATAGTTTCGGAAGAATTGTAATGTCTGAACGTAATGTTTCTCGTGCTTATACAGTAAATACATCAAACGGTGTTACTGGAATCGAGACTGGTGTTATCTTAACAAGAAAGGCTTCCTTAAAAGTAGGAAGTTATACCACATAAATAACTAAAAAATTATAAAATAAATGTCTGCCATAATAACTGACCAGATAAGAATATTAAATGCGAAGAATTTTGTAGTTGGAGTATCTTCATCATCTAATTCTTATTATACTTTTGTTGGTTTGACTGAGCCGACAAAAATTCAAGCAACATGGAATAATAATCCTCCCGCACCTATCGATAATTTTAGTGATCAGAATGATTACTACGATACGATGATTGCTCTAAAAAAAGTGACTGCGAGTGATGTAAAACAGGTAGTAAGAAAAAATAGTTGGAATTCTGGAACGACATATGATTACTATAGACCAGATTATAGTATTAATAATCCACCAAAAAATGGACAAGGAACCACACTATATAATGCCACATATTATGTGATTAATACTGATTTTAGAGTTTATATCTGTTTAGAGAATGGAACTTCGCCAGAAAATCCTGATGGTAAACCATCTTTAGATGAACCAACATTTACAGATTTAGAACCAAAAGCTGCTGGATCAAGTGGTGATGGATATATTTGGAAATATCTTTATACAGTCAAACCGTCTGAACTTGTAAAATTTGATTCGACTGAATATATGCCAGTCCCATCTGATTGGTCAACTGGTAATGATAATTCTGCAGTTAGGGATAATGCAGTTGATGGTGGTATCAAAGTTGTTGTTATTCAAAATCGTGGAGTTGGTTTAGGAACAGCAAATAGAACATATACGAGAGTTCCAATTAAAGGTGATGGAAGTGGTGCCGAATGCACTGTCACCGTAAATGCAGATCAACAAATAGGATCTGTTGATGTGACTAATCAAGGATCTGGATATACTTTCGGAACTGTTGATATTGTTGCTGGTGGTTTACCAAGACCCGATTCATATCCTCAACTTGATGTAATTATTCCACCTCAAGGTGGACATGGTAAGGATATCTACAAAGAATTAGGTGCATCTAATGCTTTAGTTTATTCTCGCATAGAAAATGATCCCGAAAATCCCGACTTTATCACAGGTAATGAAATATCTAGAATTGGTATTATAGAAAATCCACAAGCATTTGGATCATCATCCTTACTTACTTTGGATAAAGCAAGTGCAGCCTATGCATTGAGATTAGTTGGAACTGGATATAGTAGTGCGACTTTTACCACTGATTCAATTATAAAACAAACTATTGGAACTGGAGTGACAGCAATTGGTAAAGTTCTTGGTTATGATCAAACAACTGGTGTCTTGAAATATTGGCAAGATCGCACAATGGCCGGATTTACAACAGTTGGTGTTGGAACAACTTCACCAATTCATGGATTTAATCTTGATCGTTTCACTGCTGATATATCAGACGGTGGAAGTTTTAGTATAGTTCCTGATGATGGATCAAACACCCTAGCAATTCAAACATCATTCAGCGGTCTATCAACCTCAATAAATAATAAAACATACTATCTTGGTCAAACATTTACAAAAGGTGTTTCAAACCCAGAGGTTAAAAAATACTCTGGTAATATAATTTACGTTGATCATCGACCAGCTATCACCCGTTCTTCTAATCAAAAAGAAGATATCAAAGTTATATTGCAATTCTAATCACTCATGGCACAATCAACCAATCTTAATGTATCGCCATATTTTGACGATTTTAATGCTAATGACAATTATCACAAAATATTATTTAAACCGGGTCTTCCAGTACAGGCACGAGAATTAACAGGTTTACAATCAATATTACAAGATCAGATTGCAAAATTCGGTCAACATATATTCAAAGAAGGTGCAAAGGTAATACCGGGAAATACCAGTTATGATAGTAATTTTGCATGCGTAGAAATAAATAATGAATATTTGGGAGTTACAGTCAAATCATATATTGATCAATTACTTAATCGAAAAATTGTAGGATTAACATCTGGTGTATCAGCAACAATTATAAAAATATTAGACTCTACAGACTCTGTGAGAGATAATCTTACATTGTACATCAGATATGATTCTTCTAGTTTAGGTAATGAAAATTCTGTATTTCAAAATGGAGAGTTATTAGCAGCAAATATTGATATAGTATCAGGCCCTGAAAATAGCACATTTATACCAAGTGGTGAATCATTTGCTGGTGCAATATCCGTTAACGCAACATCTACCGGTTCATCATTTTCTATATCAGAGGGTGTTTATTTTGTAAGAGGCACATTTGTAAATGTTCCAACTCAAACTATTCTATTAGATCAATATTCAAACACCCCAACAGGTAGAATAGGTCTTAGAGTATTAGAAGAGACAATCAACTCTGATGAGGATTCCTCACTCACAGATAATTCAAAAGGTTTTAATAATTTTGCTGCACCGGGTGCAGATCGTCTTAAAATATCTTGCTCATTATTTTTTAAAGGTATTGATGATTTGAATGATGATGATTTTGTAGAATTAGCATCAGTAAGAAACGGAGTATTAAGAACAAGACCTACAACATCAGATTATAATATCTTGAATGACGAATTAGCAAGAAGAACATTTGCTGAATCTGGTAATTATACTGTCAAACCATTCTCAGTATCAGTAAGAGAATCTTTAAATGATAATATTGGTAATAATGGTGTATACGGTGATGGGCAATCAACTGAAGAAGGATCTATAGCAAATGATGATCTTGCTTTGTTCCAAGTATCCGCTGGTAAAGCTTTTGTGAAAGGATATGAAATAGAGACAATATCATCCAATTTTCTTGATGTAGAAAAACCAAGAACTACTAAAACATTAAAAAGTCAAAGAGTTAATTATAATACAGGTGGAACTTTAAGATTGAATAATCAAACAGGATCACCAGAGGTAGGTATTGGAAATACTTTCATAGTTAGTTTGAGAGATCAAAGATCAAACGGATTACCCGGAGCAGCAAACATATCTGGAGAGGAGATAGGAGTTGCTAGAGTTTATGATTTTGCTTTAGAGTCTGGATCATATAGTGCAACTAATTCAAATGTAAATGAATATGATATATCTTTGTATGACGTACAAACATTTAGTAAAGTAACTTTAAATCAAGCAATCACACAGGCAATTCCAGCGTTTATAAAAGGTAAATTTAGTGGTGCAACTGGATTTTTAAGATCAAGTGCGAGTAATACTACTTCATTAACCTTATATGATAAATCTGGTGAATTGGTTCCAAATGAACCAATCATAATTAATGGAGAGGAAAATAGTAGGATAGCTCTTGCTGTGACATCTTTTGGAATGGCAGATGTCAAATCATTATACGCTGGGCCTGATTTAGGTAATGTTGGATCAGCGAAAAGTTTTGTAAGTGATGTAGTTCAAGCAGATCAGTTTATTTTTGGATCTGCAAACATGACATCAGCAACTGGTAGTGGATCAGTTTCAATAAGCACAATAACAAGTGGAAATGAACAGTTTCCCGGAAAATTAAAAGTTGGAAATATCTTAAAATTTGGTGGTTTAGGAAATAATTTAAAATCATTAGTCAGAATTACGCAAGTAAATGCTGACAATATTGTCGTGACTGGTGTAACTACAGTTACCGGAGTAACTGAAGGCGCATTGTATAAATCAACAGCTGGCACGTCTTTAGAAGTCCCTGATCTTACACTTGTTACCACACCTTTTGAAAAATCTTTTGACAATGCTTTGTTTACAAGAATGCCAAAAGAAAATATATCAGATGTTGATATATCATCGGCAACTTTAAATATAAGAAAAACTTTTGATGTTACTATTGGTCATTCAAACAATCAATTGACCTCAGCTATCACTGCAGGTACAAATGAGACATTTTTACCTTTTGATGAGGAGAGATACTCCTTAATAAGAAAAGATGGTACACAAGAGACATTAACCTCTGATAAATTTACATTTACTTCTGGAAATGCTATTCTTCAAATAAGTAATGTTGGTGCAGATTTAAGTTCAAATCAAGATGCTACTTTAGTTGCAACTCTTGCTAAAACAAAACCAACTGCAAAAATAAAGAGAAAAGAGAGAGTAAATACACAACTTATTGATAAATCAAGTCAAACTGGATCTGGAACAGGTGGCACAACATTAAATGATGGGTTAACATCTGGAAGTTATCCTTTTGGAACTCGTGTTCAGGATGAAAAAATATCTCTTAATACCCCAGATGTATTAAATGTTCTAGGCATTTTTGAATCGCTATCAACAGATGACCCTTCAGCACCAAAAATGATACTATCGTCAATTGATAGTCCATCTGGTAAAACTACTGATTTGATAATTGGTGAAAAAATAAAAGGTGTATCGTCCGGCGCAGTTGCAGTTTATGCTGAGACTTTATCTGATTCTCAAATATCATTTGTATTACTGAATGATGTTGATTTTAGAGAGGGTGAATCAGTGAATTTTGAAGAATCAAATGTTCAAGCTATAGTCAACACTTTAGATAACCCAAGTAAAAATATAACTCAAAGTTATAAATTTAACACAGGACAAA